GCCAATTTGATTTGCATTTTCCGTAATTCGTATTTTAAGACTTCCGTTGGGATCTCAGATTTTTTCATAAAAAAGTTATATCATACTTTGTGTTTGTGTAAAACTCAAGCACTAGGATAAACCCGACAACTGACGGGCGAAAAGGGGTGTCGGGGGTGCGAAGATTACTAGATCTAGTTTGAGATAGTTTGTAAGTACCTAGATGTTGTGTGAGGTGTCAGGTAAGTCAGGGCTGGTGCATCCCAGGGAAACTGGTGCAGCATCCTGCTGCCTGGTGAGATGGCATAAAAAAAGGCAGGTAGTAACCTGCCTTTTGCCAGCCCTCGAGGGTAACTGTTAATAAGGTAGTCGAGTAAACATTATCAACAACTGCATTGACATCATAAACAATATTAAAGCGAGTAATAACTTCATCTTGTTATATGTTGTGCCAAGCGTTGCATGATACGTTGACCCCAATCCTTAACGTACTGAGGACAGTTAGGATCAAGCACGATTGTTTCGACTTCGCTTTCTAAAACTTTGTACAAAGCTTTCCAATTGATGTTGTCAACATGAGTTGCTCTAACATCATTAGGGTTAGGAGTAGTAACTGAACTATTATCTCTTGGTCTTAAACCAAAAGTCTGCTCTACTACTGCTAAACGTCTGTCTAAATCATTATCTGGCATTATGATTTCTCCTTTCTAATTAACTTCTTACTCCCATTTTATCTTATACTCAACAACTTTATTTCTTTCTTGTGGATAACTTTTTACTTGACAACCGACCAAGTCCAACCCCCCGTGCGTACCTTCTGTTATACTATTACTAGGTAAGGCGACCAGAACTGCAATGCAATGGAAATGCGGACGTAAAAAAAGGGGGCTTTGCCCCCTTACATTTTTGTTGGTATCCGCTTAGGCATGATTGGAACTAAGCGGAAATTCTGAAGTCTGCTACTTCATCGATCGTTGACTTCTTATTCTTTTTAACTGTGCTTTCCGATAAAGGCATAGCTTGTATTTGTTTATACTGCGTTGGTACTTTGCATTGATGATATGCAATCTCGCCAAGTTTCTCCTTGACCAACTGCGAGTCAATCTTAGCACCAAGTTTTTGTGTAACATGAACTGAGTAATCCCTCCCATGTAATAGGTTAGCGTTTTCACTCATAGACAAGTCTATCATCAGTTGCCTATTGACTTTAATAAAGTCTGCTAGAACTTTCTGCATTGTTAACGCTCTGCCGTAAGCGTCTATGACAGCCTGTTTGTTTTTCTTACTTACACTAGCGGGGCTTTGTTGAGCCTTCTCTAGTACTTCTAATATATTAACAGCTTTTGACATTTTATTATCCTTTCGTCTTTCTAGTTAATACTCCCTTTATATCCCATGTTATTACACTTGTCAAATCTTTTTTTATTTTTTTTCCACACGAACTTCCGTGCTTCGCTGGGGTGCTTGTGTAACTACTACTATAGTACCAGAGCTCCGCTGCTGCGATGGAATGGAGATGCAGCCTCAAGGCTGCCACGGGATCGTTGTCCAGTCTATCTTCCCCACCAGAGTTACCAGACTGGTTCCCAGCAGAAGCGTTAGCGCAGCTACCTGCTGCGGGAGCAGCAGGAGCAACACGATGTAGACGACCAATGTAGCTAAGAGAAAATGCAGCATCAATCAATCATCTCCTGCATCTGAGTCCAGGCAGCTGCATCCTGGTCCACCAGCACATGCGCGCCGTCTCCCCAATCCAGGTACCAGTATTCTAAGCGATGTAGTTCGCGGTGTTCGTTAACGTACCCGCGCAGCTCATCGCTGGGCCCGCCCCAGGAGAACTGCCAACGCCAATACCCTTCTGGTTGGTCGTCCCACGTATGCGGTTCTACGTAGTCAAATCCCAATGCTTCGTACTCAGGGTCTTTCAGGTCTTCCTGTCTATCTTTCCACTGTTCATCCACCAGCTCTGCGCAGGTGGGCTCCTTCTTTATTACTGTTACGGTCTCTGTCATCTTGTTCCTTTCTATAATAGGGCTGGAGTTCGAAAGTAAACGGTCACACCAGCCCTGATTCGTGGCCGTTTGCAAAACTTCGAAACGGATTCGGTAGCCACAGGTATCTATATAGTCCCATCTTATTAGATAGTCAAGTAGCAAATTCATTTTATTTCCACACGCACTTCAGCCACAGCTGGGGACGCCAGTCCTGTAACTACTATAGTACCACGGGTCGTGGACAAGCAATGGAATGGAGAGGCAAACGGCTACCATCTCAGGTTCGCAGCTGCAGGTGCAGCACCTGAAGATGACTATGGTGATAGGGCTTTTGCCGATGGGCAATGGAAATGCGTACGACCAGCTACCATCTCAGCTTCCTGGTTCTCGCTGCGGGACCAGCTCCTAGCACTATGCTTCGGGAAGGGCGGGTTTCTTCAATGGGGAATGGAGAATGTAGTCACGCATCTCCGTCCACGCAGCAGGGGACGCTGGCAGGGACCAGCATTTACTGGCGTGTTTGGGGGACAATGCCCCAATGGAGGGGACAATGGAGGAAGAAAAGATACAGATCAACCCCTGTTCGAGGGTCTGATGCATAATAAAACTTCTTCCGCCTTGTTTTGCATGGCTAAAATGCCACGATTTTTGAAAGGGGCTTAACTTTGCTTTGTTGACTTTTGTTGACGTTTTAAGTTCCAACCAGAACATTACACCATCTTTACAACCATAACAGTCTGGCACGCCAGGCAGTGCCCAACTTTCAATACGAGTCCAATGAATGTCAGACATATTCTGTTTAATGGAGTTCCAAAACTTACTCTCTGGTTTCACTTGAAGATAATAATAAATAGATAAATAGCCAAACCCCAGAATACAATCTTCTGACCAAAGTAGAAAACTATTACACCTAATCCTTCCCACCAAGAGGGAGAAAAGTTCCAACAAAGATTAGCTTTAGGTACTTGAAAAGTATCTCTACGAGTAAACTTATGCTTCATGGACACCTCTTCATCAGTTCCATCATTTGATTATAATATAATAACCTAAACTCAAAGCTTTCAGCAGTCAGCGCTGCACGCCTCAAGTTCTCTATCCTACGCCAGAACAATTCGTCTGTCATAGGTAATGCATGATACTCATACAAGTCTGGTCTAATTATAGCTAACATGATTTCCCTCTTCCTTTACTTCTAAATGATGAACACATTTACCAAATTTAGAAAATAAATATTCATTTGCTTCACAATGTTCTTGTATATCTTGTTCTTCCATATCGGAAAAATATTCTATTTCTTTAATAGTGTTTCCATGTTCATCTTCTGTTTCATAATCTAAGGGTATTTCATCTAACCAATGAACAACCTCATGTTTAGCGTCTTGATTTAATTCTTTATATTCATAAGCATTGACTTTTATTACTTTCATAACTTTCTCCTTTTTAAGACTAAATAGTCCCATTCTATTTTATAGTCAAGCTTTATTTTCTAATTCTTTAACCTCTTCAAACGTAGTTTCAATACTGTACTGTTCCTTCAAGTCTTGCAGTTTCTTCTCTACCTCATCTCTTGACATCGAGTCGATTGTACCTGTAAGAATTTCTTTCTTATCAACATACAACCCAGCTATCTGTCCTCTCCTGGTTTCCGCAGCTACGGCAGCGTTCCAATTCCCTGAAGCAGACGCCTGATCTCTAATTCTAGCCAATGTAGATAATGATCTTTCTTGTGTGCACCGATACCTTTCAACATTAGCTCTCACCTCTGAATCAATAGCTTTTGCAACGACAGGATACAACTCAGGGTTCTGCAACCTGGATGCCAGCTCTGTAGCACTCTTTTTGCTATACCCAGCTTCTATTGCACACTGCGATGCAGACTTCAAACCTTCTGAATGAACAATCAAAAGAATAAATTTTCTCTGTTTTGGCGTTATCTTAGGGTGAAACAACGCTTCTGATAGCGGTTCTGGTATATATACGTCTTTGTTTTCTTCCATAATGCACCTTTTTAATAGATGTTTTTCTTAAATAAAAATTATATTACTAAATATTTCCGAGAAAT